GAGGGGAGTTGAAAGCGTTTGGCCCGTTGTAAACCGAATAGGGGTTGAGTTTGTCCGCGCGCACCCAAAAGGCGAAACCATCGAGGGGAAGCACGACTCGGTTATACTGTACGAAGGTTATGGTTTGGTTGAGCGAAACAAGTTCTAGGCCTTGGGCGAGCGGCCCGTTTAAGATACCCCCTGCGCCAGCGGCTTCACCGATATTCATTGGTCAACCAGCCAAGCCCTAAACGAATCTCTTAAAGTACCTGTATCTACGAATGTTGGGCGGCGATTGCCTTTTTCTCGTATACCCGTAATAGTTCCTTCTAGGGCTGCTTTTGAAGGAACTGCATATGGCCCAGATGTAGCTAAAATGCGCTCTGCTTCATATGAGTCGAGAAATTCAACAAACCGCCGTTCTATTTTAGTTCCAACTTCTTCGAGAACTGCACGGCTTACATCTTCTCTTGAAAGCAAACTATCGAGGCGTTTCGACATAGCCTCTTCCATGTATTTTGCAATCTCCGGCCCACAAATCTCAAAAAATCCAGTGTAGAGTCCGTATCGTGTTTCAAGAATTTGACCGACTGTTGCCGGGTCTTTTCGGGGATCGTATGGATATGAGACCGAATCGTCTTCGCCGAGGTTCAGCTTAAGCATAACTTAAGACAGTCCCCAGGGCCGGTTCCACTTCATCGCCTGCCCCAAATAAGTTCTACCCCACGGTGTTTGTAGCAAACCCAAATCCTCTATCGTGAGGTTCTTCAGGCTCTCCGCCACGGTTAGAGTCGTGCCCGTTCCGGCGTCGAAGGTCTGGGTTACAACCCCCGGAACGAGGGTGTTAAGGCCGAATTTCTCCCGCATGTACTCGAAGAAGCCTATAGGTTGGCCAGTTGGTCCTACCATATAAGGCGGAGTCGGCGGCGGGCTTACATCGGGCGCGAGCAAGATCACGTCATGCGCGCCGAGATTATAAACCATTTGTGTGTAAACTTGGGTTTGGCCGGGAGGTGTCCACATAGGGACCAACTGGAAAACTTGATTAACTTCGTTTATGGAAAGATCGTAGCACCAACTAATAACCGGCGCATCGGAGGGAAGGTAGGTAGTTGAAATCCCTACGATGTTCTGGAGAAACCAGATAAAGCCGGTTAAAGTTGGTCCCACTTAAACAGCCTCGATCGCGGGTTCGGGATAGGGCCAGTGCGGAAATTTATCGGCCTCATCGTCTCTAACAGAAACGGCCGAGATATACCCTCTTTCACCTATAAGATGGTAACGCATTGGGCCGCCGATATCAAATTTTACGAGTTCGCCATCTTGAACTTCAATATCGACTACGATTACGAGAAGTCCTTTACCGGAACGACCCGGCTCGACTGAGATACTATCGAGGTTAACGTCGATCATAACTAAGCCGCCTTTTCGCGCTTCCGCGCCTCGGTCGCATCCTTAACGTTATTCACAACGTGGAAACCTTCGGTGATCGACTTTTCCCCGAGTTCCGAAACGGCTTCCTGTTCGAACTCGATATCGAACACCTTCGGCTCTTCCTGTACCGCGAGCGACAGAACCTTATTTGCTGCGATAGCCGCTGCCTCTCGACGCTTAGCTCCCATGCCGGTACGAACCCCAGTGTTGTGAGCGTGAAGGGCCTCGAGCTTAGCCCGACTTGTGGGCTGGCCAATATTGAAAACGAGGTTGTGAACACCCTCAAGGTTGTTCGGAATATCCTTCTCGGCGGCGAGCCCGTAGGGAGTCAAGTGATCGATGATCTCTTGAATTTGCTCCATACCGAGATCGCCACCGACCGGGATTTGCTGGCCTCGTTCAATAGTTTCAGATCTGAACGCTTGACGGGCGAGGCGCTCGTTATACTCGCCTTTCTTGTCGAGGGTGATGTTGTAGGCGATAGTTTGTCTCTGGAAGGAGACGTTTGCGATGAAAATTTGCATAACTGATTGTCCCTTGCTTCACTATCAGTATGTGGCTGAAAGAATGGTGAGGCCCTGCGGACGAACCGCCCAGCCACTCGTGGTGCGCCACTCCATCAGGAAGTCCGTCGCGCCCCCAGCCAGCGGGCTGATAATCTCCCTCGGCGCGGCCATGTCGCAATACATAGTATTGTTGACAACCGCCCCCGGAGCGAGCTTCGCAAACTCGTTGAGGTTGATCGGAGATTTCCCGGCGGGCTTGGTGAGTTCCGGCATGGTGATGATGATAGCATCGGTGCCGCCCGAGCCCTGTCCGATCAAGGAATCGTCGTAGGCCCAAATGAGGGTATCCCCATTGGACATTAGAATTTCCTTAACCGTCCCGGCGGTCGAGGTCGTGCCGGCACCCTCCCGTTGGAACTGAACCAGTTGCACCACGTTGTACTCAAACAGGCCCAGGTCCCGCTGCGGGCCAAGGATGCAGAAGGTCTTACCGATCCCGAGTTGCAAAGTCCTGGTCTTAATATTGAGGATTTGCTGGGCCAGGAAAAAGGCCATCGCGCCGTTATCGTAGGTGCGGATGGTGGTATTGCCGTTCGGGTCGGCCGGGAGATTGATCGCGGTCGAGCCTACGGCGTTAAGCAGGCCTTCCCCGTTTTGGGGGTTCATACCGTAGAGACAGGCATCGCGCGCGAGGTTAAAGCACGCTTGGCGCATACCGAGACGGTAGGCCTCAACGGTGCTAAAGCCCCAGTGGCCGCCCGCCGCAACGTCATGGTGATCGTAGATACTACGAACCTGATAACGGTAGCTGGGGGTTGAGATCATCGATGCAGCGATATCCACACCGGGGAGTTCATTGGTCGAAGACTGACCAGCGACTTGCCGCGTGCGGAGGTTGAGCTGCTTCATATAGACGAGGAGATCGTCCTCGCCGAGGCGGGTTCGAAGTTGACCATCGGCCAGGGTGTCGATGAAGCCCGACGCCTGCGAATATTGCAGGAGGAAATCGGGCTCAATAAAGCTGGGCGACGTGGTTATGTAGGCTGAAGCCTGAAGTCCCACTGTGAAAGTTCCTTATGTTAATGAGTTAGATCTGAATTACAGCGCACGATCCACTGTAATTCCAAGTTGCCAATCCATTGGAATAGGCTACGATCATTGAATTTCCGACTTGGATATCCAACACCGAACACGGAAGCGCCGAGCTTGCGCCAGAACCGAGGGTCAGCGATCCGCCAGTAATGGTAGACGCACCGAGGCCCGCACCTGGGTTGTAGGTAACAGTCGTGCCGGTCGCCGAAAGCGCGGTGAACGTGCCGTCGAGGGAGGCATAGGCGCCAGTACCAGTCAAGGACGAGACCACGATCGAGTCGCCGGCCGAGAACGTAACACTCGTTGACATCGTCAAAGTAACGAGGCCGGTGGTGTTGTTATAGGTGCCGGAAGAGATCGTCAGGGTGCCGATGTAAGGAACCAGAAGTTGGTTTACAAAGTCCCAAGAGACCTGCGAAGAAATCTTCGATCCGTAGAGCGAGGCCAGGGCCGGGTCGCACGCGACCGCGATACGCGCCCCGGAGTCAAGTCTGTACGAGGGCACCTGCATATAAGACCCAGCGGTCGGGACTGGAGACGAAGGGGAATTAACCATCCCGTAGGCTTGGTCGAATACACTAAAGCCGGCCAGAGGATAGGTCCCAGTAAGGCCGGTTGCGCGTCCAACTTGAACGCCGAGGCTCTTAACCGGGCCGCCAGTCACCCCTGGAATGTTCTCGTAAATACCAACCCCACCCCACATCGGGATAGTTTCGGTGCTCGCGAGCCAGCCAGTGCGAAGCTGGTAACGGGTTGCGGGATCGGGGTAGGCGGTGCCTTGGACCAGTCCCGACGATGAAACGTCCGCGAAAAGGCCCTGGGCGTTGGACGTGCCGAAATAGCTTCCGGCGGCGGGAGAAACGGCCATTAGTTGACGCTCCGGTTAGTGTTGATGGCGGTGACATAGTTGCGGGCCGGGCCGGCGATTTCATTCATCCACGCAGCAGGGTCGCCAACGTAGGTAATGAATTCGTGACCACCAGAAGACTTCGAGATGGGCCGAAGGCTACCAGGGATCGACGCGGCGGGAGACATTGCTACGCCCATTGCGTCGGCGTAGATGGTTTCCTCGACCGCGTCGTAGAGGTTCGAGTCGGCGATCGCGTAAAGATCAACCGACTTGTATTTCGGGGAGTAGGACTTAAGTTCGGTTGAAGTCCGACGGCGGTACTCGGCAGCGGACTCGTTCATGAGCGGGCGCGGCGCGGCTTTGCCAAAGGCGTGGAAAACGGAATCGGCTTTAGACTGGCACGCGGCCAGTTCGGCGTAGTCGTCGTCGCCCATGTCCTTGGGGATTTTCCGCTCAAGGCGCTTGATCGCGGCGCGGATATCGGCCTGGGAAAGGGCGGCATCGGCCATCTCTTTTTCCTTAGCGTCTTCCCGTTCTTCGCGTTCAGTGTCCTTCCGCTTCTTATCCATCATCTCGGCGTCGGCCTTTTCTTTTTCAGCACAAGCCTTTTCTTCCGCGTCCTTCTTCTCTTTTTCCTCGGCGTCGGCCTTCATTTTGGCGTCGTCCTTTTCCTTCTCGTCCTTCTCCGAGTCTTTCTTTTCGTGGCCCTTACCGAAGTAGCGGATAGTCTCTTCTGCGTCCTTCTTCTCTTCCTTTTCGGAATCCTTCTTTTCGTCTTTCTCTTCGAAGGCGTCCATACGAGCGTGAAGGGCGTCTAGGTGAGAGAGGATTTTGTCCAGTTGCGTTCCCGCCGCTGCGTCAACCTTCTCTTCCTTTTCAGCGTCTTTCTTTTCGTCTTCCTTAGCCATTAGTTTTCTCCGTTGCTCTAAGGGTTATCCCAGCCGCTTCGAGCGCGACGGTGGGCCAAAACACTTACCCTCAGAGCAAGAAAGCCTAGGGAAGTGTCGATTTTATCGAGGGCATCGGCCATAGCGGCCTCACCTTCGGGGACAGTGGAAAGTTCTTCTGGAAGGTGATTGGACCTGAGCACGCCCGCCATTGGGCCGCCCTTGTCCCAGACACCTGCCGCGTTTGGGAGGATCGCGATATGGTCTAGCAAAGCCGGGCCTTCAAGGCCCTCTAAGAGAATGTTCCGGCCATCGTCAGTTACAAGCTTTAGGTTGTCCGTTGGGCCTAGCGTCACCATCGGTGAGGTTGAAACCTCATTGGTATGGTCTGCCATAAACTCGTTTAGTTCATCGTCGTAGATTTTGGCTACGCCCCAAACCTCATCGCCTTTGATGTAAGGGAGGAAGATCGCTCCAACCGATCGTTTAGCGTATTCCTCTGAAGTAAGGTGTCCAGTTGCGGGGTGATACCAGATAACTGAGAGGCCATTGCATCGAGCGAGAAAGTCGGGGTTGAGATAAATGGATGGGTCTCGAATGACGTACTCATCGATAGATGCTCGGTAGGAGACTCCGGTTCCGGTAATACGGATGGCCCAAAGAGTGACATTTTTATACCTCTGGGGAGAGGGTAGATCGCCGATCGAGATTGCGCGGGCGATATCGAGTTCGTGGCCGGTTAGAAGAACTAGGGCTCCGCGGCAGCCGGGGTGGAGAGGTTCGGGTGGGGCCGTGAGAGGTGCCCAGGCAAAACCTGTATGCTCCTCGTCGATGGCTGGGATAAACGGGGCTTTAACCGAGGCCTGGAAGGTGGTGAAGTCTACGGTTCCGTCGTTACGTTGAGTGAGCGGTTCAACTTCACCTTCGGCGAGACTGAGTCCAGCCTCCTCCTCGGTTTCGCGAATAGCGGCCTCTAGTGAGGCTTCGCCTTCTTCGATCTTGCCTCCGGGAAAACACCATTCCCCGGCATGGTCGCCCTGGCCAGAACGCTGTAGGAATAGACCCTTTCCCTCACAGGTTATAACGATTCCGGCCGCCGCGATCATTTGATTTCTAAGTGCCCTCGAACGCGCGCACCTTTAGGGAGGTGGTGTTTCGCGCGCATAAAGGCGTCCATTCGGTGCTCAAGCCCTAGACAGGAATCGTAGATCTCTGTAATCTTATCATGAAAGGCTCCGAGGCCAGTATGCGGGTCTAGCGCAGCTTTTTCTTGAAGTTCCCGCTCTTCCATCGCATCTTCTCGAGTTTCGTAGTTGCGGTTGTGAAGTTGGTCGTGAACCATTGACTTGATTTTAGAGTGTTCGTAGCCGAACGGGGCAGAACTGAAGCCAACCTCGGCGTCACCGCGCTGTTTTGAATAGGCTATCGCCACGGCCTGTTTTTGCGGCTTTCCCGCGTTCATCTCGGTTTCAACGTTGTGGCTGAAGGCTTCTTTAGACTTACCGGACTCTAATGGCATTTCTTTCCACCCGAAGTTCAGGCCTATTTTTAGTCAGAAAAGCATAGCCTGGAGGAGCTTTATCCCATCGACCCCAAGAAAGCAGTGGAACAACTAAAGTTACAACAAGTGGTCCAAGCGATACAGAATAGTTTCCAACCCAAAACTTTTGTGCAAGCAAAAAATCACTCCAAGCGTACTTAGCTTTGCAGTAAAGAGAATTTTCAGCTGGATAGGTTTTACCACAAATGAAAATCATATCAGCCAACCTTCAATTTGCTTTGGGCCAAATACTTTCGGCCCTTCTCGGTTAGGAACATCGAGGGGATATCTTCAAGATTGTAGACCCACGAATACCAGCATCTACAGTTAGGCCATTCCGCCGGGGCCTCGATCTCATCGGTGAATTCAACGCCCCGCCGCTTAATCAACCCTTCGCGCAGCGCCCACGAGTCCCTCAACAGATGGACCTCACCGTCGCGGTGCTTATGATTAAGCCTATATTTATACCCAGGCACACGCCAATTAGAATGCCAATGGCCAGCAAGAGCACCGCCTGCTTCTGCAATTATCTCTCCGAGGTTCGCTTTGAGCTTCGCGGACTGATCTTGGGCTAGACGCCGATCGGCCGAAGGTAGTTGATTGAGGGAGTGGCGAAGATCGAGGGGCATCGCTCCGCCACTCCCTCCTGCGGGAATGGAAGTAGCCCAACCGAAGAACCGGCGGCGGTTTCGGATTAAGGACTCTTCTCGGTTGAGCTTGATAAGATTCGTGCTGGCGAGCACGCGCCGGTCAAGCTCCGTCCGCAGTTTTGGTCGTACCCTTTCGAGTGCGATTCGGCTAGAAATTGGAAGTTTACTTGGGGCGTCTACGACGCGGCGGAAGGTGGAATTTAGGGCCTCTTTAAGACGGCGCTCGGCTTCGTCGAGGGACCCAAGTTGGTTGCGTGCCGCATCTTCGATACGTTCCGACCAGAACTTGACCCGCGCCTCGGAGTCGTAGCCGTTCTCGATCAGGTCTTTAATCGCCTCCGAAACCGTTCGGTTGTACTTCGACATTAGGCTTCGTATTGGGCTCGGTGATAAACGCGGGCGAAAGCGTCGAGATTACATTCGATATAGGCCAAGGCCTTATCCCGTGCGTCGCAGGCGTCGTCCCAGTGCCCATGTCGCGCCGCGATTTGAAACTCATTAACCTTAAGGTTAAACTGTTCCCAAGAATACGAGATGGTTTTGAGGTCAGCACTTTGCGCCTCAGACATATCTTGTTCAGTGAGTTTCAACGGGATACCCCAGGGTCTTCGACCGTTCACGATCGATTTTGCTGTGATTACGTGAAGGGAGTCGGGCGATGGCCTCATCGAGGGCAAGCATCGCATCGCGGCCGGAAAATGCGGGCGGCGCGCCAGAGTTCTTTTCGCCCTCTTCTACATCGGCGGTATCTCGGGTTGGCGACCATTCCATGAGGGCGTCAAGGTCGAGGTCAAACGGCTCGGGGAAGAGGAGCTTCATAGAGTTGACGTTCGTCAAGGCTACGTTTATGATATTGGCACGGTTGACTGGATCGACTTCCGGGGCAAGCACTTGGATCAGCGCGATAAGCGCTTTCAGCTTAACATCGTCAACCTTGACCAGTTCCGAATCCGGCTCGCGGAGCAAGTTTGGCCACTCGGCTACGAAGGAGTTTTTCCACTCGTAGAAGGCCTGGTCGTAGGTCATCTTACCGTATTCGGCAGGAAGCTCCCGCTTGATCATGGCGAAGAATGCGGGCGACCAAGCCTTACGCATAACGATCTCGTCGAAGAAGGCGTAAAGAGGGTTCATCCATACGCGGATGCGGTCTACGTACTGTGCCACGCGCTTAGCATCTTCGGTTCCTTCCCCGAAGCCTTCCGCGAAGGTCTCTTGGTTTAGGATCGTCGCGGGCATGTCGGCAGCGGTTGCGATATTGTCGAGGATGTTTACGCGAGCTTGCCGGGACGAGGCGTCGATGTTAGTCAAATTAAGGGAGACGATGTCTTCATCGGTGCCGATCGAGATGACGTTCCCGACCACAGCCTCTTTAATGATATCCCGCTTAATGCCGAATAGGCCATCCATAATTCCGTCGATGGCGGACGAGGGCGACGCAACCTTCGCGACGATGACCCCGGCTTTGAGGCTGATTAGGTTGTCCGTGATCATGGACTGAATAAACGATTTCAGCGGATACAACGCACGCTGATAAACTGAACGGCCCACGAAGCCAAACGCCGAAGTCGTGTAGGCTATATAGATCGGCTCTTCGTTGAGCACTGTTACGGTACGTGACTGGTGAATGGCTTTGCCGCCGACCGCAACCTGAACTGGTTTCAGGAATGAAAACGACAGTGGGTCTTGATTTAAGACTAGGCTGCCGGCGGTGTTGAGCGGGTCGAGGATATTAAACGCGATGTCTTCGTCAGCAAGCTTCGCATAGTCTACTGGAAGCGAGGGATCGGTGTCGCCAACCATTAGGGCTACAGATGAAATCCCGTAGATGCGACTGATGCGCGCCGCGTTGAAGATATGCCGGTCACAACCGAGGGCCTTCCACTGGCGATTAAACGCTTCGACGAGCCTTTCTTCCGGTCCCTTCGGAACGGATATCTTACGGTCCTGCGATTGCGCCATGGACAGCGGCGCTTCTGCCATCTTCTGTCCGAGTGGATGTGAAAGAAAAATAGTCTTACAAAGTTGATACGAAGGAGTGTCTCCGGGGAAGATATCGCTCCCCATGAGAATCTCTTGCAGGCTGCTGCCGAGGCAAGCGGTAGGATAAACGGTTGCCACCAAATCTACTCCGTAAGAGCGTTGTGGCTATAAAGCCGCCATTCGGTAAGGCGCGCTTTGTTTTCCTCCGAAAGTTCCGGCAGTAAAATTTCAACCGTAACTTCGACTGCCTTACGACGAACGTCAGTAATCTGTTTATCGTAAGGCATTATTTCGAAGCTCATCGTAGATTCAAATGCCCAAGACCTCCACCGAGGCCGAAAATCCCAGCCACCCAAATCATCAAGATGACGCAGGCGACAACTATAATCACCATCCTAACGGGCGGCGGAAGGGTTAAAACGCTGAGAAGATACCAGCCGATCGCGATTATTAGGAGGAGTCCGATGAGTTGGAGGAGCATGAGGGTGGTTTCCTTTTTGTCCCCCGACAAATCTTTAAAACCCCTAAGCCTCAGCGGCTACGGTTGGAATCTCTTCCACGATAATTCTTTTAGTGTCCCAGATGGTGAAATCGACCTCGGGCTGATCGGGTTTGATGACAACCGTTGAAGTTGGTTGATATACTCCGTCAGGCCCTTTTTCTTCAAACGTGGCCTGGAGCGTGAATCCGTGATTTCGGATGACTACGTGAGTGGTCATTTTAAAAGCCCTTAGAGTTACCTAACGAAATACTCACACCGTAAGCGAAGCAGTCGAGCAAGTCGTCTTCCCTCTTCGCCGCATCTTTATCGGCGATAGTGAAATTCTCAATTTGGCTAAGCAGGTGATTACGAGTGCTTCCCTTGAAAGTCTGCGTCTTATGGTACGCGGGCGCGGCTATTTTAACCTTCCCGTTCGCAACATAGCCGGAAACGGCAAACGCGCGCTCATCTTTACCGATTGAGGTTAACTTCGTATCGATCGGGTGAACGTTTAGGCCCTTCGCCTGCGCACCCTGGAGTAGGACCGTACCAGAATTTCGGTCTTCGATCCAAACCCCTACGAACCCATTCCGGGCCTTACAGGCCTTCGCGAGTTCTTCCCCGCGTTTCATGATGTCTGGAAGCCAGGCTGGTAGACGGTTGCCCGCGATTTGGAGAATGTCCCAATCGACTATCATCAACGGGAAGCCGAACCACTTCGAGCGGGCGAAGAAGATCACCCCCGTTCCGTCGTGTTCCTTGCCAGTCTTTGAGGCTGTATCGGCCACGGCGAAAATTCCATCACACGCAAACGGAAGTTCTACCGGGTGGCCGTTTTCGAGAAGGTTCTCAATATCGAAGAAGAGTTGGCCCGACTGGCGGATTTTCCAGTTGCCGTTGAGGAGACGTTCGCGCTCGACCAACGGAAGGGCCATGAGGTTGGCCGCGTAGCCGGGGTCGTTTGTGAGGAAGATTTTGTTGTCGCTTAACCGGGCCGCGACGAAGGTCACAGACTTGGCCGGGATTGGCTCGTCGGTTAGGGGATTGACGAAATGGGATAGTTCTTCAGGGCTATCCGCCCAATGGATAATGTCACCTAAGCGTACAAACCAGCGAAGCACTCCCGAACGCTCGGGGATCGGGTAGCCGGTATCGGGGTTTATCCACCAGGATATGAAGTCCGCAACCCAGGAGTCGCAATCGGGGTTGGTTGTGCAACGGACGTAAGGGCGAACGCCCGAGGACGAGCGGTTCCGCGAAAGCATGTACCAGAACTGTTTCTGGCTGAAATGTGTGAGTTCATCGAATCCAATAAATGCGATCTGGCTACCCTGCCAGTCAAGGGCGTTCTTATCGTATTCGAGGTGGGCGAAACTCATGTTCGCGCCAGATTTGAACTTCCACGAGAGATCATATTCTTTAGGCTTCCCGCCCGCGTCGGGGTAAAGGCCTAGAGATTCGTCCCAGAGTCCGCCTTCGTTGCGGACTTGGACAGAGGTTCGGCGGAAGATAACGCCCCCGAATTTTGGGTTGTGGATGTGCCGGAGAGGCTCTAGAAGCAGGCAATAGGTTTTGCCAGAACCAGCTGAGCCCCCGTATATCGCAATATCGGCAGAGGATGATAAAAATGTTGTCTGGGGGCCGGGTTGCGGCCGGATACGGTTGCGCCGGTCTAGCGGTACTTCGGCGTAGGAGTCCAAGGGCTAGCGCCCGTTCTGAGGAAGCTCGAACACAACCACGTTAACACCGGGAAGGTCTTTACCGTCCTTGCCTGTAACCTCAACACGGGACTTGCCCCAAGACTGGGGGTCGAGTTGCGCCGCGGCCCACTGAAACACGGGCAGGGCCGCCTTCGCGTTCGCGGGTTTGACCTCGGACTCGGGGTCCATCAGGCTTTCAGCGATATCGATCGCGCGCCCAGCATAGTGGTCAGCCCGAACCGAATTCGCGACCGCGAGGGAACTGACATAATCCGGGTTGGCCGCGATGCGGTTTTTGACTGTGGGGAAATGAACGTTGAGCTGTTTACAGGCGCCCTGCAGGGTGTTGCCCTCGGCGATCAGGTCCCAGATAACGACGAAGTCCTCGATCCGGGGCGCGCGCGGCTTCTCGATCTTAGTAAGCGGAAACCGCTTCAGGTCTAAATAATCGATAGTGTCAGCCACAGAGCTTCGCCTTAGCCTAAAGATAAAACCCAGGACCTACCCCCTCACGCAGGCTTTGCGTTAGGCGACCTTGGACTTTACCGCCGTAAACGGAAAATCGACTTTAACACTTCCGCCGAAGGCTTCGACCCAGGCGGAAATTTCCCCGGTCTCGTCGAGGCGGGACAGAGAATGGATTTTGGCGATTAGGCCTTCGAATGGGCCTTTGACGATTCGGATAGGATCGCCGGGCTTACCTTTGAACTGGGAGGAGTTTTTGGTTAGGTCTTCGGAACGGATTAGGCCCGAGGCGTCGGCGAGGCGTTGAAGGGCGTTGATAACGGGGCCGGGAATCGACAGCGGCCGAAGGCCTGAACGTACAACCGAGATCGCGCCTTGGACGAACTCTAGGTCGATGAAGTCGGACTCAACGAAGATATAACCTGGGAAGAGGGCTTGGTCGATCCAACGGATTTGGGTTGTGCCCAAAACAGCCTTGTGGCGCTTAAAGCGCTCGAAGGGGTAGAAGACGGAATGGCCTAATGCAGTTAGTTCTTTGGCGGCTAGGCCCTCTTGGCCGGATATGCAGTAGACCGCGCGCCAGGCCATTAGAGGCGCTCCCGGTAGACGGAAACGAGGTCTTGAAAGGCGGGATCGCCTAGCATAATGGCTTCGATCGAGGCCGGGCCGGGGAACGGTTGGCCCTGGGCCACTGCCTGTGCATAGTTGTGATGACGCGCTCGCATAGCCTCCCGTTCGCTTCCCAGAAACGGAGGGGCCTCACAACTGGTTGTGGCCGGGCGCGTCATCATACACCAGGGATAGCTCGAGTCTGGTCCCCTCGTCAATAACATTTTTGAGGGGGATGGAAGCCTCAATCTCGATGAAGGTTTTTTGTTTAGGGTAAACTTTTTGATTGACAAACCGAACGTTTTTTCGTATAAATGGTGATCGGTCGGGCGCGAAACGTTCGGCCAAAACCTAACCAGTAAAAGGAATGAGCCCCAGAATTTCGGTTATCACAGCATGACGAATACCGATCTTCGATACTGTGTTCATTCTTAAGTTTGATCGAGCCCCAGAACCTGGGTTATCCTTTTAAAATGTGCCCCACGTTCGTTTTTTGTGTTCGGTCTTTAGTAAGCGTCAAGTTTGTGCAAGGTGGAGCAGTCGGTCAGCTCGCTTGGTTCATACCCAAGAGGTCGGTGGTTCGAGTCCATCCCTTGCTTCCAGACTAAAGTTAGTTGAGTGAGCCCCCAGGAGTAGGTTATCGGTTAAACGTCTTGGTCGCATTTGGGGCCTTGGCTGAAGCGGTTCGAGCCCGCACCCTACTCTAAGTTTTGCGTTCACTCTTAGGTTTTGAAAGGGACGAGCCCCAGGATTACGGTTATCTTTGGGATGACCTCCGTTTTCCGTTTCTGTGTTCGTTTCTTCAAAACTTAAGGGTTCTAAAGTTTATCTTGGAGTGAGCCCCAAACCTTCGGTTATCTCGTAGATAAGGCGGTTCGAATCCGCTCCAGCCAGAAATGGCTGCGATGGCCAGTATTTGGTGAGGCCTACTCCGAAAGTTGATCCTGTGTTCACTTCTTAACCTCAACCCTGGAGTCCTAAAATGGATATTGATAATCTTACGATCGGCGAAGCCAAGAAGATCGCAGCGCTGGTCGCAGGTGTAACGCAAGCTTCACCCTGCGCAACCGAAAAGTCAGACGGCTGTTCTCAAGCTGTCATCGTCTGTACTGACAAACGCGCCGTCGTGTTCGGGTACTGTTCAAACGTTCAAGCGCGGCCGATCAAGCTGACCTCCGCCCGTATGTGTCTCTACTGGTCCTCGGACGTGGGCGGAGTTTTTGGGCTCGGCGAGAAGGGTCCTACGAAGAACTGTAAGATTTCAGCAACGCTTTCGAGCCTGCTACTTGAGGGTGTTACGGCGGTGTTCACCTGTGATGCGGCGGCTGAAAAGGCTTGGTTAGACGCTAAGATACAGGGGCGCTGATATGTCACAAATTCTGGTTGGAGATAAAACTATAATTAGTGGCTATGGCTATGACTATGGCTGTGGCTATGGCTATGGCTATGGCGATGGCGATGGCTATGGCTATGGCTATGGCGATGGCTATGGCTATGGCTATGGCTATGGCGATGGCTATGGTGGTGGCTATGGTGGTGGCTATGGCGATGGCGATGGCTATGGTGGTGGCTATGGCTATGGCGATGGCTATGGCTATGGCTATGGCTATGGCGATGGCTATGGCGATGTGAAAGCGGTGTCCTAATGAAATATACCGATATTATCTCCGAGCCGACCCCACAGAGCGAAGCGCTCGATGAAACCCAAGTAAAAAACAACGCCGGAGGGTTTGTTTACCAGATTGATAAATGGTCGCGCCTCGACAGGTTCCTAGTCCTCGGCAGCGACGCCCCGACCTACTACCAACAGGCGAGGGCTCTTACGCTCGAAAATGCGAAGGTGGTTAAGGAGTGTTATGCTGAGGACGCTGAAAAGACGGTTAACCGGATAGTTGAAATCTCGGACTCCGGTCGCGCCCCGAAAAACGATTCGGCGATTTTCGCCCTGGCGATCGGCTCGGTGTCGCCCGATGAACTTACTCGACAAAAGGCCCTCGGAGCGCTCAACGCTGTTTGCAGGACTTCGACGCACCTTTTCAGTTTTGTCGGGGCGGCGAAGGCGCTGAATAAGGGCTTTGGCCGCGCGATGAAACGGGCGGTTGCGAACTGGTATTCGAGCAAGACGCTGGATCAGGTCGCGTATCAGGCGATTAAATATAGAAGCCGAGAAGGGTTTACCCATAAGCGGCTGCTGGATATGAGCCATGCGCCGGCCCCAGCCGAAGATAGAAAGAACCTCTATCATTGGATTAAGGGGAAGGACTCCAGCCAAGCCTTTTTGCCTGATATTGTTCGCGCCCACCTAGAGGCCATGAACTCCACTGATACTGCTGAATGGCGGCAGCTAATTACAGAGTTTCGCCTTCCCTGGGAGGCCCTTCCGACCGAGGCCAACGCCGTTCCGGCTGTTTGGGAGGCGATGCTTCCGCATCTAGGTCTAACTGCCCTTATCCGAAACCTCGGGAACATGACCCGTATCGGGGCGATCTCTCCCCTAAGCGCCTGTGAGGCGGAGGTCGTTAGACGGCTCGACAACGAGGCCGACCTAAGGAAGTCTCGGGTTCACCCGTTCTCGGTACTGCTCGCGGACGCGGTCTATTCTTCGGGGAGGGGGTTTAAGGGGAGCGGGACGTGGACGCCCTCAGGACCAGTACGAAGCGCGCTTAACCAAGCCTTTTATAAGGCGTTCGCGAACGTTGAGTCTACCGGGAAACGATTTCTAATCGCGCTCGATGTTTCCGGGTCGATGACGGCTCCGTTCATGGGAAGCCCTATGAGTTGTCGGGACGCAACCGCGGCGCTGGCCCTGGTTACGGTGAATACCGAGGATAAGACTCACGTAGTTGGGTTTACTGCGAGCGGTCACGCTCAGCGGAGGTTTGGTGGAGTTTGGGGTGGCGGCGCGGCTGAACTAACCCCAATTCCGCTCATGAAAGGCATGATCCTCCGGGACGCGGTCGCGGCGATTTCTAGTCTTCCGTTCGGCGGAACTGACTGTGCGCTGCCGATGATCTATGCCCTAGAGAATAAAATCCCAACCGACGTGTTTATAGTCCTCACAGATAGCGAAACCTGGGCTGGGGGTATTCACCCAAGCGAGGCGCTGAGGAAATACCGTAAGGAGATGGGGATCAGCGCTAAGCTAGTTGTGGTGGGCATGACCTCTACGGGTTTCAGCATCGCCGACCCGAACGACGGTGGGATGCTAGATGTCGTGGGGTTTGATAGTAACGTCCCCGCGCTTATAGCCGATTTTGTTAGAAACTAAACCAAGGGAAAACTGAAAATGAACCTCTCAACCGCAGTCTTTATCGTTAACGAGGCCGTGCGCGCCGTCAAGGTGGAATACGACCCGGAGAACGCAAAATACAACAACCAAAGTAAGCTGTTTAAGACCTTCGACACGACGCTCGCGAAGGACGACTACGTCGTTATCCCAACCGGAACGCGCCACGGTTTTACAGTGGTTAAGATCATCGATATCGATTTTCAGGTGGACTTTCACTCTCCGGAGGAGTTTCGCTGGATCGCGGGTAAGGTCGATAAGCTCGCCTACGACGCGATCCTCGAAACGGAGAAGAAGATCATCGCGAAGGTCGGGAAGGCTGAAGAGAACAAGATGCGGAAGGAACTCAAGGAGTCTATGGGCCTGGGCGATGTTTCGTTTACGGACCTAGACCTAATGGGCGCCCTGCCGAAGCCGGTCAGTATGCAACCGCAGGCCGCGGCCGAACCTGAGAAGGTTTAAACCAATCCACCGCTCGTGCTCTCATGTCCTGAGTTCCAGAGAAGCGGCGGTTAGTTGACATATGTCAACTATAGTGTCTACGACACTAAAGGAGGGTAATAGGTTATTCGCCGTGGAACTTAGGACGAAGGCGGACTTCCTATTACCCTGCCCTTACGGAGAAAGCCGATGGCTAGTTGTCCGAAATGTACCGGGCCGGTCTTAAAGGATAAGGCTGGAAGAAGCTGTAAACGGTGCGGGCCAATCGTTCCGATTAACCAAAATTTACGGCCCGTAGCTTAATGGTAGAGCCGTCTCCTCATAAGAGATTGGTTGCCAGTTCGAGTCTGGCCGGGCCTACCAAAACTAAAGTTAAGCATA